CGTTAGCAGATATGGTGATCACTGGAGTATCATTTACTTTTGAAAACAATGTAGCAAGAGTTGGTAGAGATTCTAATGGTGATGCAGAAAGTTATGCTTTTGGTATCCCATCAGTAAACATTACTGGAGAAATTTCATTAATGTATGATGCTAACTTTGACTTTGGTAGTGGGGGTAATGTATTACAAGACTTTTTAAGTGGCAATACAGCAACACTAAAACTTCAACAAGGCGATGGTACAGTTTCAACAGCAGGTGAGATGAACATAGAATGTGAGATATATTCAACAGCAGTAAATCTTGATCCGAATGCAGACACAGGTGCAGTAATTACAATTCCATTTAAAGTAGTACAACCTACTTCAAGTGGTGCAGCATCAGGTACAGCATTTAAGTTTGAGTATGCAGATTCAACCCAAGCAAGTGGTTGGTAAAGGAGTAACAAATGAAGGTTAAAATGTACGATAAAGAATGGGAAGTTAATAATATATCCTATGGTGATAAAAGACATCTTTGGAAACTTAGTGTATTAGCATTTGATGAAGGAAATGTTAATAAAAGTGAATATTATGATCTCCTAAGAGAAGTAGAAAAAATATCAGGTCTTACTGAAAAAGATTATGTGAAAAAAGATAAATCTGAATTAAGTATGGCACAGATAGATTTACTTCTTCAAGAAGTCTTTACAAACTATATGGGATTAAACCCAAAAGGATAATAGGACTTTGTTGTTATGTGTGGTTTTCTCAACTGGGATTTCCACACATGACTTTAGAGTTTCCATACAAAAGGCAAAGTCCTGTTACTAAAAGATTAAAGACCTATAAAAATATAAAACAGGTATGGGAAGAAATTGAATTGTTGGTAGAAAATTGGCAAGATAGTCATTTTACATTAGGAAGAAATTTGTACTTCCACTTGCCATTATTCATGAATCCTAAATGGATAATCAATGATGACGATTATGATTTGATGAAACAATACATTTGGACAAAAGAATTTAATATTCCAATGGCACAAGATTTAGATAGTGCAGATGCTTATAGGTTAGAAATTTTTGATCACATAAGACAAGAACTTAACGAGATAACTAAATATATGAGTGAGAAACATGGCAGATAGAAAAATAAGATTATTAGTACAAGCAGAAGTAAAAAGAGCCATAAATGATTTAGACAAATTAGAAAAGCAGACTGATGACAATAAACAATCTGCAGATGAATTAACTTCTACATTTAAGAGTTTATTTGGTGCAGCAGTATTAGGTGCAGGGGCAAGAAGTATTGTACAAACTGCAAGTAATTTTGAAAGTTTAAAAACAAGACTTGTTGCTTTAAAAGGAAGTACAGAAGAAGGTGCTAAAGCATTTCAACAATTTACAAAGATTGCAGCAACCACACCTTTTCAGGTACAAAATGTAGTAGAAGCTGGTGCTACACTTGAAGCATTTGGTGTTAGTAGTGAAGATTCTCTAAAATCTATTGCTGACTTAGCAGCATTTATGGGTACAGATATTGTAGATGCAAGTGCAGCATTTGGTCGTGCTTTTGCAGGTGGTGCTGGTGCAGCAGACATACTTCGTGAAAGAGGTATTTTACAATTAATAAAAGATGCAGAAGGTATTGACGATTTATCAAAATTAACTTTACCTCAATTTAGAGAAGCCCTGGAAAGAGCAATGACAGATCCTGATGGAAAGATTGCAGGGGCTACAGATCTACTGGCTTCAACATTCCAAGGTAAAATTTCTAATATGCAAGACTCCATTGATAATTTACAAAATGCTATTGGAAGTCAGTTTTTAGGTGGCTTAGGAGATGTTGCAGTTAAAGTAGGTGAGGTTGCAAGAGAAATAGGAACTTTTGTTGAAAACTTATCAGATGACAATCTTGATGACATAAAAGATTTTGGTTTGACAATAGGAACTTTAGCAGGTGCTTATGGATTGCTTAACATATCAGTAATGATTGGTAATGCTGCCTTAGGATTGTTTTCAAAAAGAGTAGCAGTAATTTTGGTTGCTTTTGAAGCAGTTAATACTGTTATCAAGAATTTGTCTTTGGTACAAGAAAAGACTCTTGAAGCAAGAATAGCATTTAATGAATTTTTATTAGAGCAAGAACAAAGAACACCAAATTTAATTGCTGGAACAACAGAAAGCATTCAAGCAAGTATAGATCAATTCAAAGGTCAGTTAGATGAAGTAAAAAAATTAAACGAAGGTATTTCTTTTGAGAAAGGTGTTTTCGCTTCTATGTTGTTTGGTGATGACGAAACAATAGATGCAGACAAAATCAAAGAAGATATAAATTCAGTTAAAGAAGAAGTCATTTCTGCTACAGATGAAATCATACAAAAAGATAAAGAAAATCAAGGCACTAAAAAAGAAACTGAAAAAATTGAAAAATCAGCACATCAAAAAAGAATTGAACAAAATCTTGAAAGTGCAATAATTCAAGGACAATCTGCAAAACAAGCAGGAGTTTCAGTTATAAAAGCAGAAGTAGCAAAATCTACTGCTGCTTTAATTACAAAGATTATGCAAAATGTTCCATTTCCTTTAAACTTAGCCATAGCAGCAGGTGCAGGTAGTATGATTGGTCAAGTTACAGATCAATTATTTTCTTCTTTTGCAACTGGTGGATCATTTATCACAAAAGGTAGAACTACCTTGCCTATTGGAAGTGGAGTTGTAGTAGGAGATAATGCGAGTGGTATGGAACGAATTGATGTAACACCATTACCAAGCCCTACAAGTAGTGGAAACAACATCACAATAAACATATCTGCCCCATTGGTAGATGAAACAGTAGTAGATACAATTATACCAGCTATAAGGAGAGCAGAAAAATTAAACTTATGAGTAATGTAACAAAAAGTAGTGCAAGAAATTTTATACCAAAGAAACTATTTGGAATGAAAAAGAAAAGCATAAAACAAAAACTAAAACGAATACCTAAACTTAAATTAAGGAGATACTAAAGTGGAACTTGGAAAAGGAACTAAATTCACATTGAATATTGAAACACTTGTCAGTATTGGTGTAACAATATTTATGATAGTCGGTTTATGGTTTAATCTACAAGCAGATATTGAGGAAGCTAAGAAATTACCTGAACCACCAATAAGCAGAACAGAATACGATTTGAAAGATCAGATGATTCGTAATTCTATTTTAAATACTGAAGAAAAAGTAGAAAAATTAGAAGAAAAAGTAGATGACATCAAAGATGATACAAGAAGCATCAATGATACTTTGCTTAAAATGAATAATAACTAATGAGGATAGATTATGAAAAAATGGATAAGTATGTTGTTATTATGGCTTGGACTATCTACTTCTTGGCTGTACTCGCAATCAGTCAATTTGGATAATTTCCAAGATATTCAGTTAATGAAAAACGAGTTCTGTGCAGTAATAGAAGTCAATGCTTCTTGGAATTGGGCAAACAAAATACCATTAGAAAAAATAGACAAATGCTATACTGGATATGTTGATCTTGCTAATAAAAAAATCGGTGCAGTCATTCAAAAAGAATGGGATATTAAAGTAGTACCTACCATTATCATATTTGAATATGGTGTAGAGGTAAAACGATTTGAAGCAGACCTTTCTATGAAATTTAGAGAAGATGAAATCCTAAATAGCATAAGAAGGGAGATTGGACAATAATGCCTAAGAAAAAAAGAAGTTTTAGAAAAGTAAAAAAAAGCAAGGCAGGAGTACCTTTAAAATATCTTTCAGGTTCTAAAAACAGAAAGAAATCAGAAAAAGAAATAAAGAGAACTGCTAAATTATACAAGGCAGGTAAATTAACTCCTGCTATGTTTGATGCAATAAGTAAGAGGAGAGCAGCAAGTGGCAAGAAAAAGAAAAAGAGGTAGAGTAAGTGGAATGTCATCTGTTATCAAGAAGTATGCAAATAGAGGTTTTTCTGCTGCTACTTTAAGAAAGGTTTACAAAAGAGGTTTAGGTGCATATTATTCAAGTGGATCAAGAGCAGGAGTGTCTGCCCACCAATGGGCAGCAGGGAGAGTAAGAAGTTTTGTAACAGGTAGAGGTGGTGCAAGAAAAGCTGATGCCGACTTAATAAGAGGGAAAAGAAGAAGAAGATGAGTTTTACAAACACAAACTATCAATCTAAGCTATCACCAACTATGACTGAAAACTGGTTGGTGCAAATATTTAAAAATACAACCTCAAGTGTATCTACAACTGATACTCCTGATTTTAGGTTTAGTTTTTCGGAAACTACATATAATAGTCAAAACTATTATCCTGCAATCCTTAATAAACCAAGTATATCTTATTCACTTGATCTAAAAGGATTTACAACAAAGACTGGATCAGTAACCTTAAATCTTGCTAATATAAATTTAGATGGAACAACTTTATTAGAATTATTAGGGAACGATACCATAAATGGACAAGTTAATATTTTATCTCAAATTGATAATGATAATACTGCTGCTAATGCTTTACAAATATTTAGTGGTAGAGTTAGTAGCTTTGCTTACAGAAACAACACAATAGTATTAAGTCTTGTATCCAATAGACCATTTCAGAATGTATCTATACCACAAGGCAAGACAAGTAATTCAGATAATCCTCAATACAACAATAAGATACAACCTTTAGTATTTGGGGATTATACTGCTAATACTGAATTTGTAAATGGGCAAGATGTATATGCTTGTCCTTTCTTAAAAAATGATGGTGCTAACTTTATGTACATCATACCTGAAGGAACAAGTGGTTCTGATAAATTAGAGTTTTATGACAAAGGTATGAAACGATTTGTAGAACTTGTAAACACAGATACGACTATTGCAACAGTAGATAGTGTTAAAGTTTTAAAAGTACCAACATTAATGACAAGACAATTTAAGATGTTGCCTGATGATGTAACTGCAACCATAGTAGGAAGTGGTGTAAGTTTAACTGCTGGTAGTTTAGATAATGCTTACAATGGTAATACTGGCAATAGTGTTACTTATGCAAATACAGCAGGGTTTAGTGGAGATTCAAGAGGTGTAGTATTTAAATTACAAATGCCACAAGTAACAGGTAAGATTACTGCGATTACATTAGGATTATCAGGGACATATAGTCAAACAATTACAGGTAGTCCAAGTGGTACTGATGGGGCATTCTTTAACTTAGCAACATCTTTAAGTAGCAGTTTTGGATCGTCAAGTGGAGATATTGAATTAGTAGGAACTTCATCAAGTGGAGATAAGGTTGATAGATCAAATGTTGCTTTACCAACTTCTACTAATATTGCAAGTATCTTAACTAATAATGCTTTACCTGATGAACTATATTTAAGTTTTAGATTTAATGCAGAAGGCGATGATATTAGTTATAGTGATTTCAATGTTATTTTAAGCAATATCTTTGTAACAATAACTGCAACCAATGACTTAGCAAATGAGCCGATTGCATCACAAGAATTTAATGCAGGGATTGAAAAAGTATATTTAGGTAGAGATGTATTGACTGAAGGGTTTACTGCATATTCTTCTGTTGCAACCTTAACTGATTTAGATAATCCAGTATCAATCCATAGACAATTATTACATAGTATAATTAATGTAGCAGATTCGGATAGTGATGCTAAAATAGAAAATTCAGGATATAAATCAGTAGCAGAATTAAGAGATAGTACATTAACCAGTCCAACATCAACACATTGGAAAACACGATTGGCTTTACATGAACAAGAAGAATTAGAAAGTATTATGGAACAATTACAATATGAAGGTTGTTTCTTTTTTGAGTTTAGTCCACAAGCACAACAG